ATGGCCTGCCACCAGTTGTCCAGTAGCAGGCCGATCCATTTGATACTGTGATTAATCAGTATCGGTTGCGGTAACTGTCACACCGTCAGTGATGTCAACCACGCCAGAAGCGTTGCTGACCACATAAGCTGTGGACATTACAGGAGTACCACCAGTGGCGCTGTAGCAGAAAATCAAGTCACCGACTTTCAACAACGATGCAACGCTGTTGAAGTAGCCAGAGGCACGAATTACTGATTGAGCGTCAGTGCTGGTGTAAGTCCAAATGCTAGGCGCATTGCCTGATTTGGACTGACCGCCGATGGCGTTAAAGCCAGTTGCTGAGAAAGCCATGTTTATGCTCCTTATTCAGTACAGGTGATTGCGACAATGCCACCAGCATCAATAGCTGTAGCGCCAGCACTGAACATCGAAGACACCAACCAAGAAGTTTTCTCAGGGATGTAATTGATTTCAGAACGAATAGCCATGCTTTCAGCCATGCCGACAGCCATCTTGTGATAGGCATAGACCACACGGGTTGCACCTGAACCACCACCAGTCAAACCACCTTCAGAGCGGTCACCAATGACGTTGAAGTTAAAGCCCATGAAGCTAGTGATATCACCTTGCACCAAAGCTTTGACACTGTTGAAGTCGCTGCTGGTAACAGCAGTCTCAGACAACAGGCTAGACAATTGGGAAGCGTGAATCAGGATGTAACGCTCTTCTGCGGGTACGTTTGCAGTATTGAGCAAACGAGCAGCTTCACGCAACTTAGCCATGTTCATGTTTGTACCAGCGCCACCAATGCTGGTAGCCACAGTCAGGGAAGTACTTGAAGCAGCCAACGCATCAATGATCATTTGGTCAGATCTACGACCAATTGCTTTACCAACAACCTGAACCAACTCTTGACGTTCATCAAAGTTGACTTTGGATTGGTTGAAGATATCGCTGTATTCAGCAGCAATGTAGTCGGTCAGTGTGACTGTGGCCTGAGAGTAGGACACATTCAAAGGAGTTACATCAGTCTGAGGAACTCGGACTTGTGCAACACCAGCACCAATTTTGGGGAACTTGTGAGTGGACGCAGTGACACCAGTACGCAGACGGACAGTGTTACGCAAGACAGCATCGGCTTGATATGCTTGCTTCACTTCCGTGTCGAATAGCGTCACAAAAGCGTTAGAAATGCTAATCGCCATTTGTTTCTCCTAGAAACGGTTGATGAAAAAATTTATCGCCAACGGTTGTCCAGAAGAATTCTGGGCCTAGACTTGTGTGTTACCCCCACACCAGGGAGCAGACTACTGCCGTCATGGGCCTTGCGGTTGTCCATGATTACATTATAGAACACACTTTCTAAGGGTTGTCAACTCTTTTTAGACATAGTCTCCCCAAGGGTGGTAGCCAAGGCTATCCAACCCTCTCCCGCAGGGAGCATATATTCATGCTCTAGCCAGAGTACCCATGAGGCAGCGATTCATCCAACACTGACTTGTCCCACCCATGTATCAGTGTTTACCCTAGTCCCTCGCTGACAGGCTAGTAGGGTTATCTTGGGGGGGTGTTCGCCAAGCCCTGTGTTTTCTTCCAAGCAGTCCATGCAGACCCACTGGTATCGTCTGGAGTACGGATGTAATCGCACAAATAAAAAAGCCGCTTACTACTGCATTTGGGTAGCTCCCCCTGAGAACTCCCAGAGGCCAAACGCATGAGTAAACGGCTTTAAATCTGTTGTGAGCTACTACAACGATTTGGATTATACATAAAAAAAGCCCCCACGCAAGTGAGGGCTAAAACTTCCTTTGGAGACGTTAGCAACTGCTTGCCAACACCTCAACCATACATCTTTTCAAAGAGCTTTTCAACCTTTGCCCTAAATGCTGGGTCTTTCTTGTACTTGGGATCAGCAACCATAGAGTCCAATTCCTCTTTAGACACAGTGCCTTCAGGGTCTGCTTTAAGGGTTTCTACTGGTACTCTGCCCTCATATGTCTCTCTCAGCTTAGACAAGGCTTTGATGCCTTTGGCAGTGTCCCCCCAGCGGGTGAACTCCTTGAACTCATCCTCGCTCCAGATACCCTTGTTGACCATCCCACGACCCCATGTAGCCATGTTAGAGATGATTGCCTTGGCATTGGGGCCAAGTGCTTCCAATTCTTGTTCCATAGACTGTCTGGCAAGTGCTTCTTGATCGCCAGAGATAGTGGTTACTTCTTTTGCAAGATCTTCAAAGGCTTGCTGAGAGATGCCGTACTTCTGCGCCCAGCTGGTGTAAGCCTGTGCCACTGGGTCATCTTCTGCCAGACCAGCCGCTTGTAGGTTGTATTTGCCGTCTTCAGGTGGCTTGTGTGTGCCAGAGCGGAACTTCTTCTCTAGTTCCACATAAGACTTGCTGATGCCTTCCAGATCAGGTTCTGCCTTGTCTTTGTTCCAAAACTTCTCAGGCCAAAAGTCTGGACGCTCCAAAGGTTCATCATCCTGAGCAGTAGGATCGCCTTGAATATGATTTATTGCTGGCTCTTGGCCCTCGGTTGTCTGCTGTGGAGGTGCTTCTGTTGCAGCGGCTTCCAGCAGGCCAGGGTTGTCATTTGCTTCGCTCATTGGTTCTTTGCCTTTCGTATGCGGTTTTCAATATCTCGGATCACACTGTTTTGTCCTTCTCGGAACGCACCCAGCGATTGATCCGCACCAGGTTGCCAGCATGGTTGCTCAAGATAGAACTCTCGTAGCCATGCCAACACCTTCTGTCCCTCATCAGTGGCAAACGCTTTTGCCATCTGGAGGTTTAAATCAACACCAGCCTGATCAGGTTCAAATGGTGCTGATTCATTTTCTAAGTCTTCCCATCCACTCAAGCCATTGCTCCTTGTAATGCTGGCGCTGCACCACCTTCAGCAGGTAATGCTTGTTGTGCCATCTGAGCCATCTGTTGCATCATTGCTTTGCGCTCTTCTGCACTGGTTCTGACTGCGGCTGGTACACCCAACTTGTCAGCAATGTAGTCAATTGCCGCACCAGCATTGATCGCCATCTGACCTTCAGGGCCAAGACCTTGCGTGATCTGCATGAACTGGATAATGTTGTTGATTTCGTCCAGATTTTGAGCCATTGCCAATGGGCTGACTGGGCTGACCTTGACTTCCAATCCATTGACTTTCAAAGGCAAATCAATGATGCCGTCACGATCCATGACTTCCAAGATCTTGGTCACCAGAGGAATCATGGTTTCATTGACCAATCGACCAAACGCAGATCCTAAGTTCTGAGCCAGTTCCTTCATGCGCTCGACAACTTCTGTGGCTGATCTGGCACTCATGTTGTCAGGCGGCAAGCTCTCATCCAGCAATGTGCGCTTGATAGATGCCACCAAATCAGTAATCACAATCTGCGTGACATTAAAGTCGCCAGCACGGGGTAAAGGCTTGAGCGCCTCACCCTGTGGCCCACCATTTCTAGCGACTGGAATGATCGCACCAGGCACAATCTTCACATTGGCGGGGTTCAATACACCATCATCTGCCGCTGTATATACGCCAGTGATTGCAAGGCTGGCATTCTTGAGCAGCAGTTCCTTGGTCTTGTTCAGCGTCTTGATATCTGGCAATGCAGTCAGCACTGGCCCACGACCATAGATCTCGCCAGCAACCTTCATGTATCGGCTGACCACCCATGGGCTGGACTTCAACTTGCGGTAGACAAGCTCTTGTTTGCTTTTCTTGTCAATCACATAGTAGCTGTAGTCACCACGATCAATGTTCAGAATGGTGGCTTCCACAAGGTCAACCTCTTCTGTGGGCTTGTCGCTGATGCGCTGCTGTAGATCGACTGGGATCTTGGCATCTTTCCACTGCAACTGAATGGACTCACCCTTGATCCTCATATTGCGGTAGACATTGTCAACTTGACCATTTGCGCCTTCTTCAAAACTGACCAAGTACTGGGGGACAGGAATGAAGTTGATGGGCGATGTCGCATCCCCTGGTTGCACCAGCATAACCGCTGTCCCCACAGACAAGTCCAAAAGAAACTCGCCCATGGCGATGTCAAAGTTGGATTGCTTCAGGACGGCAAACAGTTTTTCGTTGTACAGATCCAGCACACGCTGGGCTTCTGACCTACGGTTGACGGGTATGTCAGTGCCTGGCTCCAGACGACACCATTTGCGCTGTGGCGGAAAGATGCCAGACTGAAGTCTGTTGGCAAATCGCTGGGTAGAGTTGATGGCGGTCGAGTCAAAGACACGGCTCATCTTCTTTTTGCCACCGACACGCCCTTCATACTCGCCACCATACAGGTTGCGTTGCGGCAGTGCAAACTCCATTGCGTCTTCATACAAAGACTTGAAGTCATCCTTTTTGTTCTGAGCAATCTTTTGCCGTTCAAGGACTTGCTCTACGCTCATTTTTGCCATATCAATCCTTCTTGCTTGCTTGGTATCTTTTCAAAATAGCCCGACCTTTTGCCGCCAGTCTGGCAGCGGCTTGTTGTGTTTTTGGTACTGGCTCACCCCATGCATTTGCAGCCAACGCAAGTCTTGTTGGCTTGCCTTTTTTGTCCACCAATGGGCCACTTGGATTGGTGTAAAAGCGTGTTAAGAAGGATCCTTTGCGTCTGGCATCTTGCCCTGTTGGGTTGGATGCTTTGACACCAGGCTTTAAGTCTTTGCTTTCGCCAGAGCGTTCAAATTTACGCCTACCAGCTTCTGTCAGACCGCCTTGAGGATCCTTGTACTTACTCATTTCTTTCTCGCAGCATTCATGTTGTCGATCAAATTTGGATAAGGACGACCTGCTTTTTTGGCGCTTTCCATAGCTGAACGCTTATCGCTGGGTGACAACTTCTTTGGCTCTCCCAAATCTTTTGGTCGGGCCTTGTTCCAGATTTTTTTATTCATACTCATTCGTACCACTCCAAAGTTAAGGATGCAGCGTGTGCTGTGCCATTGACATTGGTTAATCGAAACAGGTAGTTGGTTAATGGCTTGAGTACATATTCCAATGACCCTGCCGTTCCACCGCCAGACTTCTTTCCAACACCGCCAGGAATAATCTCTGCATCAATTTCAGTACCAACAGATGTGACTGATGGGTTGATCACCATAGCAACTTGACTGGGGTTGCTGATAGCGTAATTCCGATTTCGGTTGATGGGTGTGAATGCTGTACCACCAGTGGTAGATGTGCCTTCATAGATGTACAACTCTGCGTCCCCAAGACATAAACCCTCAACTGTTAGATGTGGATATACACCAGATGGGGAAGCCAGCACAATGTCTATGCTTGCAAGTGCTGCCAATGGTGCTGAATCTGGCGCAATCTTGTATGCATAAAAAGCCCTGCCATCGTGATTGCGCTGATGGTTGACATCAACCATGATCACAGGCGCATCAGCGCCAGAGATTATTTGCTCTCCAGCGTTGTTCTTATGAGTCAGCGTTGTGAGAATTGCTTTTGTATTCTCTGACTCTCGCTGAACAATGATTGGCATTTACTTCTTCTTGACTGATTGTCGAGCTTCGCTCATTGCAATGGCAACAGCTTGATCTCGGCTTTTGACCTTTTGACCACTGGAAGATTTAAGACTGCCAGAGGAATATTCCTTCATAACCTTCTGCACTTTGGATTGCATCTTGGCTTTGTTGTCTGTCGCCACAATCAGGCTCCTAATTTAGTTTTTGTTCCATCTTGCTCTGCCAAGCCAAGTTCAGATCCAGACAGCAATGAGCGCAGCCCACCACCCCGTCTAGCCTTGAGTGCCGCTTGTGCCTTTTGCGCCATCTCAGTTTGCTGTTGATTCATTACAGCTTCTTGCTTGGCAAGAACTTTGTTTTGAGTAGCAATCTGCTCTTGTTGCGCTTGTTTGGCTTGTTCCATTACTTCTGGATCACCACCATAAAAAATTGCATCACCCACTTTTTTGACTAAGTTACCAACTCCAGACATAGTTAACTCCTTGACATCATAAAAAAATCAGATCCGTCAGCGCCATACTTTTTCATTAAGCCCTCAATCTCAAAACCAAGGGCAAGTCCCCAGCGCACCGCTCTCAAGTCAGCGCATCTTACTGTGATCTGCAAACGATGCAAGTTTCTTGATATCACAATGTAATCAGCGTAGATTTGGGCGGCACGGGTCATGGTTTTCCCATATGTTCTAAGCCTTTCCTCGCAGTTGAGCCACATTTCTGCGACCCCATCCCAGACATCAATAGCACCAAAAATGGCAACAGGCTTGCTTTGTAATATCGCAGTGATAGCATGGCCTTGGTTGGCTTGAGCCTCTATCAACTCAGCCAGCGGTCTGTTTCTGGGTAAAGTTTCCTTGATGGATGGATCTATTTGCAGAGTCATGGCATGACCTGCATTGAAGGGAATCCAATTTAGCGGTGAGTTTTTGGGTAAAAGCTCAAAAATATCAAGCGAAGACATCGAAATCTGCGGCTGTGACGGAGGACGCAATAAAGACTTTGCCATTGGCAGACTGGGAACCTCTGGTCAACTGGCGATATTCACCGCCACCAGTCATCAAATAGCCAAAAGCGTCACCAACGTGGGAATGTTCGTTCTTGTTTGGCGTATCTCGGAACCTTTCATGCCCAGCACCAACTGCAATTCGCTTGAAATGGTAGCCACCAGACAAGGATTTTCGCAAAAGCTTACAGGATTTGTTGACCAGCAAGCCTGGTTTGCCTGAAACCATGCGATTCATGGGAGCGGCTGCGGCTTCCCTGCGAGCTTTGAAGTCATTGGTGGCGGTTGGCTCGGCTCTGAGTCCCAGTGAGCGCAAGTATTCAAAGGCAGTTGTCTCATAAATGGCATCTCGTTGCATACCAGCAGGGTCACCCCAGATCCGAATTTCGTATTTCGGGAATCTGGTCTGCAATTCAGCCATTAGGGTTTGCCCGAATCTCTCCAACCCCATGTCAAAAGTCACGATTTCATGCAAAACACGCCACTGACCATTGGGCATACGCTGTCCAAACACTGCTGCTGGGGTCAAGCCAAAGTCCAGTCCGACCTGAATCGGGTGATTGGGGTCTGGTTCCAATTCGGTAGCCATGATGTTGTCGTCATACTCAGGCCAGACAGACTTACCGTCTTGCACAAAGGTGTATTTGCCCTCGGCATAACAGCGAATCCAGTCTAGGGTTTTCCCTGCCAACTGCTGGAGATAGTAGCCTGGCGGTAGATTTTTGATATTTTCAGCCATTGGATTGATCTTCCACCATTTGGCTGAGGCAAAGATATGGTCATTGGCTTCTGGGTTTTCGGGCAAGTTATCTGATGGGACTTCGATTACCCCGCCTGGTTGTTTGAAGAACTTCCATGCGTACTTTCCTGTGATGGGTTCTTTTTCGGCAAGTCTGTGCCACCAGTGGTCATCGTCCATCGGGTTTGTGTCCATCCAGATGCCGTGCCATGTAGCGCCACCATCTCGTTTGGTGGGATATCGTCCCACTCGGTGTGTAAGTCCATCGATGACAGCTTTTGGGAGTTCTTTGGCTTCGTTAACCCAAGCGCCTGTGAGTTCAAGCGAAAGCAATTTACGGACATCTTTAGGCTGGTCAAGAGCCAGAAAAATAACTTCACAGTCAA